CCATGCGGTCCTGCGTTGCGATCAGAGCGCCACCGTGCCGGCCATGGTCGTACTGACGGTGGCGGCGGTAGCGCCAGGCGATAGCGTCTAGCAGGGTCGCGCGCATGGCCTACACCGCCCCTACCCCAGAAGACCTGACCGCACGCTATCCGGCGTTCTCGGCCGTTGCAGAGGAAACGCTCGACTATTGGCTGGCGGAGGCGGCTATCGAGTGCGCAAGCTGGCCCGAGGACACCCGCGCGCGGGCGGAAATGGCCTATGCCGCGCACCGCATGGCCGAATTGGGTATGGGGACCGGCGCCGTCCCTGTGGGCGTCACCAGCTTCCGCAGCGCGGACTTCGCGGCGACGGTGGAAAGCTCTGTAGCTGCTCGCACGGGCTTCGACGCCAGCGTCTATGGGCGAGAGTTCCTCACACTGCGCCGCCGTGCTTTCGCCGGCCCACGCTCGGCATGGTCGCCACCGGCAGGTTGCGATGTTTGACCAGCTATTCGCGGGCATAGCCACGGGCTTTTCACAGCAGTTCGGCGGGCCGCTTCAAGCCGCAACCGCGCGGTGGCCGGGCGTTCCGACCATCGATGCGGGCGGTTCGATCGAAACACCGGGCGTGCCCGTAGTGAAAACCTGCCAGGTGCAGGTATGCGCGCCGACTGAAACGATGCGTGCCGACGCCGGTTTCCTTGAGACCGACATGCGCCTTGTCGTGCTGTCCGCCACCCTTGACGGAGCGCTCGATACGAAGGCCAGCGTCGTCATCGCGTCCGGCAAGTTCGCGGGCACATGGGAATTGCAGAGCGCCACGCTCGACACGGCCGGCATCGGATGGGTCTGTCGCGGCCGGAAGGTGTCCTGAGATGGCGATGAAGGGCAAGGACCGGCACATGCGCCGGCTGAAAACGCTGAGCGCCGACGCAGCCAAGGTGGCCAACAAGGTGGTTTACGTCGGGGCCGACATGATCCGCGCGGAGGCATTCCAGTCGATTTCGCGCGGGGCAGTGTCGGGCAAGAACCACGTTCCCTCCGCGCCCGGCGAGCCGCCCAACCGCGACACCGGGCACCTGCAATCGCAGATCGAAACATCGCAGCCCGAGTTTCTGGTCGCACAAGTCACGTCCAGCGCTGAATATGCCAAGGATCTAGAGTTCGGCACCTCGAAGATGGCCGCCCGCCCATACATGCGCCCGGCGCGCGACAAGATGGAGCCGACAATCCAGCGCCTGTTCGCCTCCGAAATGGACAAGCTGGTCAAGAGGAGTTGACCCATGAAAACGATCACCCTGAGCGAACCCTGGACCTATCGCATCCCGACCACGACAATCGACTTCGCGGCCGGCGCGCACAAGGTATCCGACGACATTCATGCCGCTGCGATTGCGGCCGGCGCGCACAAGGAAGAAGAGCATGGCAGTGGGTCTGCAAAGGATCGTTCGGCGCGCGCTGCTGACAAAGCTGAAGGCTGACGCCGCGCTGACCGCGCTGGTCCCGGCGACCAGCATCAACCCGCTTGGCCCGCCGGTCTGGCCGTTCATCGAACTGGCGGCACCAGTCACGCAGCGACTGCGCGCCACGGGTGTGATCGGTGGCATCGTGACGTGGGATATCCATGCCTTCGCCCGTGCGCGCAAGGAAGGGGATTCGGCCGTCGAAAGCGCCGAAGATCATGCTGGACGCATAGGGGCGGCCATCGAGACGGCGTTGTTCGATAATCGCCTGGCACTCGAAGGCGGCGGGGTGGCGCGCGTGCGCCTGTCCGATATCCGGTTGCTCGAAGACGGCTCGCCGGATGCGTTCCACTGGTTTGCCCAGGTCAACGCGCGGGTGCTGGCGGCCTGATCGCTGGCATGGTATGCCCCGCGTGTGACAGACGAAAAACGCCTGAGCGGCACCGGGCTTGATCCGGTCCTTGCCGTCCTCATAGCCCAGATGATCGACAACGGAACGCTGGACGGCGAGGACATCGCCAACATGGCGCGCCGCCTGCACGAGGGCGATGACGGCGACCTCGCCAATGCGCTCTACGGCGTGATGATGTCGGCAGCAATCGATCAACCACACAACCGCCGCGCCACGATGCACATCATCGGCGGCGCGGACGGCGGCGGTAATTCCGAGGACTGAGGGGCAGATTTAAGGACTCTGGCGGCCGTGGTTTTTGTGATAGCCGTACATTAATTTCCCAGCCTCAACCGCCGATGAGGCAGCCTCTATGTTGTCGAATAGACCGAGGTGCTTGTACCGGCGTGTCGCCGGTATCTTGATTTTGGCGAGCCAGCGGTTGTGCCTCTTAGACCAATAGACGCCGAACACGCCGGACTGGTTGTCTCTCGGCATGCGGCGGTTTAGGCAGTTCTCGTGATGAGTAACTGATCTCAAGTTATTAATTCTGTTATCCAATGCATCGCCATTTATGTGGTCTATTTCGTCTGGCCACTCGCCATAAGACATGGCCCAGGCAACACGGTGCGCCTTATGCTTCCTGTTGAAAATGCCACCAATGAAGCAAGCGTAGCCGGTTTTTTCATCACATCGGATGGTGTTCAACGCAGCCATCCCAGCCCATTTCGTGTTCCAACTTCTGAATATTCTGTCGCTTTCGAACATCTCGCGTGGTCGCGCGTGCCAAAAGAATAACCCGGTCTCTGGCTCGTAACGGAGTAATTGGCGGCAAATCTCGGGCGTGATATCGGCTCTGTCAGCCATAGCGAACTATCCTTTCGCAGTGGTTAGGGCCGGGGCAGCGTTGGCGCGCTGTTTCGGCCTGCCATTTGTAACCCGGCGGCGGTAATGAGGCAACGGCGGCGACAATAGGAGATGGCGCAATATTCATCGTTTTGAGGTGCCGCCATGTCCGTCCCGTCGGAAGCAGATTTCGCGCTCATCAAGATCGGGGATGGTGAGTCCCCCGAAGTCTTCACCGCCATCTGCTCGATCGAGAACGTCACGGTCAACGACACCGCGAACACCTCTGACCGCTCGCGCCGCGATTGCGCGAAGCCCGGCCTTCCCGCTGTGCGCCGCGTCAAGGTGTCCAGCACGCAGGTGGATGTCACCGGATCGGGCGGCATCGACAAGGCGCAGATCGCGACCCTTCGCGCCGCGCTCGGCCTGTCGAAGAACTACAAGGTCGAACTCTATCAGTACGACGGCACTGACACGGGCGACCTCTATGGCACCTACGCCGGCCCGTTCGTGCTGACCTCCAGCAACCTCTCGCTCGACGCGAACGGCGACGGCAACGGCGAGATCAATCTTGCATCCGATGGCACTGTTACCTGGACGGCTGCGGCCTGATGGAGACGCAGCATATCGGCTTCTTCGCGGGGGAGGACCGGACGTTCTTCCTGCCGATGGCGCGGATTACTATTGTCGAGCGAGAGACCGGCGTTTCGGTCTTCCAGTTGTTCGATTGGCTGGGTAAGAACCTTGGCTCGATCGGCGAGGAAATCGTCCTGCTGAACGGGACCGAAATCACGCCCAAGCAATGCCATTCAGTTATTCGCAACAGCCTGATCGGCGGCGGCGTGCCTGAAAAAGAGGCAGGCGAACTGGTCGAGACCTACGCTTACCCCGCGCGCCCGGCGATCAATGACCTCGCACTGGCCTGGTGCATCCTGCAAGCGCTGATCTACGGCGTCTCGCTCAAAAAAAAAGCCGAGGACGCACCCGAAAGCCCCAGCGATTTGATCGCGGAACCGTAATCATCAATTGCGCCGAGTTGGGGCTGGACTGGCAGCGCGCATCGCTGAGCGCGTACCTGGAAGCGCTGGAAGCCCACCACGACGCTCATGATCTGAATGGGCGCAAGGGCGGCCCGGTCGAAGTCAGCGACGACCTTAAGCGCTTTATGAAGGCGCACGGGCTGGCGGGAAAGCCGCCCGAGAGCGGAGGTTAGAAGCCGGCCATGCTCCAGATCGATCCTGTAATCCTGCAGCTTCTCGCGGACGTTTCCGAGTATAATAAGCGCGTCGATGGCGCGCGCCGCCTAACCGATCAGCGCCTGTCCGCCATGGAGCGACGCGGCGAGCAGATGGGCCAGCGCATTTCGCAGAGCTTCAACCTCGCGAGCCGTGCAGCCGTCACCTTCGCCGCTGGCTTCGTCACGTTGAATCTTGCCCAAAGCCTTTTGGCCATCGCCGATGAAGCGAAAAAGCTGGATGCGCAACTTAGGCTTGCGACGAATGGCTTCGGGAGCTTCGGGCAGGCCCAGAAGGATGTTCAGCGAATTGCTGCCGAAACGCGATCCGGGCTGTCGGAAACCGCTTCGCTCTATGGGAACTTTGCGCGCGGCGCGAAGGAATTGGGGGCAAGCCAGGGCGACGCCGCGCGGGCGACTGAGACATTTGCGAAGACCTTGAAGATCAGCGGCGCGAGCGCGGCAGAGGCTGGCTCGGCAACGCTCCAGTTCGGGCAGGCGCTGGCGGCCGGCGCGTTGCGCGGCGACGAACTGAACAGCATCCTTGAGGCATCTCCACGCCTCGCGCGCCTGCTGGCCGAAAGCATGGGAATGCCGATCGGGTCCATCAAGCAGCTTGGCGAACAGGGGGCGCTGACCTCGGACAAGCTGCTGCGCGCGCTGACAGACAAGAAGTTCACCGCTGGAATCGATGAAGAATTCCGCCAGATGCCCGTCACATTCGACGAGGCCATGGGGCAAATCGAGAATGCCGCGATCGTGACGTTCGGCGCGTTTGATCGGGGCGGCCAGTTCTCGACAGCACTCGCCAATTTTGTCCTTGATGGAGCGGATGGCTTTGACGACATGGCCAAGTCCGCTGAGGATTTTGGTATTCGCACCAGAGCCGCGATCGAGGGTTTGGGAGGTGCGTTCGCGCCGATCTGGAATGAGGCCAAAGCTTTCTTCGCCTATCTCGAATCGGCAACCGGCAACCTATCGTTCGACCCCGCACGCGAACTTGGCGATATTGACAAGGTAACCAAGTGGGTGTCGCAGCAGGGGCTACTGGGGCGCTTGGTAACCGGCAACTCTGCCAAGGGCTGGTGGAATGGCGATCCCGCCACAGGCACGAACTTCCGTGGTCGGTACGTCGCCAGTAGGGACGCCGCTGATCGCCGGTTGCGCGGCGAGGCGGCTGAGCGCGCCGCGAACGACCTTCTCTCGCCCTATTTTGATCGGTATGGAAATCCCGTCAAACGCGCACCCGCCGCTCGCCCGGCGGCATCTTCAGGCCGGGCAGGCCGAAAAGGCGGGGGAGCCAACAGCGCGGAGGCCGCCGCGCGCAAGGCCGAGAACGAGCGCCTGCGCGCGATCCGCGATGAAGCCTCACAGGCCCGTGACGCCGCCCGCCTCGACGACGAAGTGCTGGCCGCCAAAGCTGCGCTGGCCACCGCCGCCGAGAGCGTGCTGCAATACCAGATTCAATCGATCGACAGTGAGCGCAACCAGCGTAACGCCGACATCGAGACCGAGGTGAAGCTGGGCCAGTTGAGCCGCGAGGAAGCGGATCGGCGCATCCTTATCAACTCCGAACTGAGCCAGTACCAGAAGCAGCTCGCCCAGCGCCGCGCGGACGAGGCGATCGCTGCGCGCGATGCCGCAGTATCGCAAGACAAGCAGGCAACCTTGCGCGCCGAGGCCCAGCTTGCCGAAACGCGCCAGGACCGCCGCGACATCGAACTGCGCATCCTCGATCTAGCCTACAAGGAGGAGGAAGCCGCGATCCGCCGGGCTGCGGCAAGCGGCGATATTGCGAACCTCGATGAAGCGTTGGCCAATCTCAAGCGCCGCCAGACTGCCGCAGTCGAAGGCGTCCAGCGCCAGACTGAATCGCCGTTCCAGCGTTATATGCGCGATCTGCGCTCCGAAGCGGTCAACGTGGGGGACGCTTTCGAAGAAGCCGCCGTGCGCGGCATCGACCGGATCAACGACGGCCTGGCTGAAAGCGCGACCAAGGCGCTGGGCTTTCGTGGCGTCCTTGGCGATATCCTGTCCGACCTGATCAAGATCGCGCTGCGCTCGCAAGTGCTGGGCAGTGGCGGTGGTGGAGGTATCCTTGGCGCGCTTGGTGCGCTGGTCGGGATCGGCAGCAAAGCCGCCGTCCCCGGCGGTTCAGCGGCCTTCAACGCCGCCTTCGCGGACCTAAGCACCATCCCCGCCCACGCATCCGGCACCAACTTCGCCCCTGGCGGCATTTCACTCGTTGGCGAAAACGGCCCGGAACTTGTCAACATGCCGCGCGGCGCACAGGTCATCCCCAACCACCTGATCGGTGCAGCGATCGGCGGCGGACGCTCCGTCAGCCAGAACATCACCATCAAGGTGGACGCGCAGGGGGCCTTGCTCGCCGGTCAGGTGCAGGCGATGGTGGCGCAG